GCTGATAAGTTCATTTGGTGTTCCTCAAGGTTTCGTAGGTTTCGATGCAGGCGTTGAGCTTTCTGATGGCGGCATCTCCATCGGCTGCGATCTGGAGAAGATCGGAAGCGACATCAACCGATCCACTAGATTCGGCTCTTGCTTCTCCGCTGTCACTTCCGCTGGCAGCGGTGGTGGTTTCGGACACTGGAACGCTGCAGTTGGGCGCTTTGGTAGAAAGCCGCAGCTTGAGAGCACCAGAGTTGAGATCACTACGCAACTGATTTTCTTTAGCCTTTGCAACATTGTTCGCCTTTCGTAATGTGTCACCGTATGTCTGCGCTACCCTTGCCATCGCCTGCTCAGTCTCACGCGCCTTGGCGTTTAACTCGGCAATCTCGACTTGCTGACGCTGAGACTCATCATTCTCGCCCTTGTAGTATCCACTGCCAAAGGCTGACAGCATTGCCAAGACAAAGCCGAGGATCACCCAAGGGTTGAAGATACTCATCCTTCAGCCTTGCCACGCACATACGCTTGTGCCGCCATGAAAGCCACCACAATCGTACCCATGGCGGCGCAGTAGGTAGTCGCCAAGCCGTTCAATGCGCTTACCTTTTCCAGAGTCACAAACTCTGAGGCCATGAAAGCAATGATGAAAGGAGGCGCAACCAAAGCAGCCCACGCCATGATGCGTTGCTGGTCAGCCATCTTGTCCATGTTCTCAATGGTGATCATGCGCTCTGATTTTGCCAGTTCAGCGTCAGTGACAACACCGTCACCGTCTGTATCAAACGCTGCGTATGTTGAATTCTTTTCAAGCTGCTTAGTCATCTTTATTCCTTTCCTTTTGTTCAATTTGCCGTCTTAACCGTTCAACCTTAACAATCTCTTGCTTGACTTGATTCTTTGTTTCCAAGATGTCCAAATACAGTATGCCCATCAAAGGCAATAAGAGGGCTATCAGTACGCAAGCAGCGATCCATCCAATCATCTCTTCCCCCAATGACTTACGAACCACAGCCACAGCCACAGGTACAGGAGGAATATAGAAGTCACCACCACCGCTGCGAGCTTGGCTTGTAGATTTCTTTCCTCCTCTTTGCGTAGCCACTGCTCTTCCCTCTTTTTGGCCTCCTGCTTGAGTCTAGCTTTTTCCTGTTCCTCTGATATGACTTCGCGCATCTTGAAGACCTCGGAGTACAGTGCGCCCATCTCTGGCGGTGACTGATACACCATAGTCTCTCGGATTTGGATCACCAAGCTGTCCATTTCTTGCTGCGCCATTACGCGCTTGAGGGCTGACTCCATTAGGTTTTGATCAGGGTCATAGACAGTTTGGCTTTTCTCTTCTTCCTCCCTGATGTGCGCGGCCAGTTGTTCTTGTAGCTTGAAAAATTCGGTCAGGTTTCTGACAATGTCAATCTTGACCTGAGTCTCGTCAACTGCGACATAGGCTGACTTCTTTTTCGCCAGAGGCTTTGCACTGGCGGTTGGCTTTGGTTTGCCGCCAAAGAATGACAGCAGTTGATTCCAAAAGGAATGCACCTCTCGGCCAATTTCAATGACTTGGTCAGCCGTTGCCTTAATCTCAACAAAGGATTCCTTGGCTTGCTTGTACAGCTCGCATCCGGCTTGGATGTTCTTAACCAGCCCAGCCGCAAGCAGACAAATGCTGATCGGATCAATTTCACCCGCCTATGAGTTTGTTGACCATCGTGCCAACAAAGCCTGGCCCTAATAGAACCGCACCAATCACAATGTAGAGCAGATACTCAATGCGCGTCATGCGTTTGTCGCCCTCGACAAAAGCCTTCTCTATCGCGGCATATCTCTCAGCGCAAACGGCCTCATGCACAGCAAATTCCTTTTCAACGCTGTCCATCACTGTGCCTCAGTGGGCGCTGGTGTTGCTGCTGCCGCATCTGCAAGTGCTTGCGCTTCGGCAGCTGCTGCTGCTTCAGCTTGCGCCGCTACTGCCGCATCGTATTCGGCTTGCTCTTCTGGCGTGTACTCCACTTGGGTGACTTCGCCTGTCTCGCAATTAACTACAGTTCTATGTGTCATGGTGTTACTCGTACAAGATGTTGATGGAGCCAAGGTCAAAGGTGTCTGTTGAGCTTGTGGTAATGCGTACGGCGGTAAGCGCGGCTGCAAGAGGAATAGAGCCACCTGACGTTCGGACACCACCCGCGTTACTGTTTCCAAGAACTGCTGATTCAGCCCATGTATTACCAGTGACGTTGTTAACTACTATGTTTCCATGCCAGATAGATGCGGCGGTGGTACTATTTACAACTTTATACCCAGTAGAAAAGTTTTCAGTGGTTCCGGTTTGGGTTGAAACAGACCCTAAATATCCAGAGGCTGTGTATGTTGGTGTTGCGCCTGTGCCAAGTTGGATAATTAAATCTGCTGTAGAACTCGTAGATACGCCATTAAACATCACGGTAATGCGCTTCACCCAGCTAGGCAAAGCAGTAAATGAAATGCTTGTCCCGCTGGTAGATGCAACAGCAGTGCCGGAGGTAATTACGCTAGAACCCATTGAATTCAGAACTGCGCCAGTAATGGTCGGGCTTGTTGCGCGTACAACGGAGCCAGTTCCAGTTGTTGCGTTGAATCCAACGAATTCGTAATCCCAAGACGCTGCTGTAGTTCCAGTTATCAGAATACAAGTGAATGCTGCGGATGTCCCAGCATCCAGCGTTGTAATCGCATTTGCACCAGATGATTGGACAGTGACAATACCTGTGGAGTTGTTCACTATCAAATAGCTCATGCCAAGCGCAAGCGTTGACGTAACAGGCAGCACAACCGTCTGGGTGGTAGTCCCCGTAAAAAACTGCTGGTTGGCGCTTGCGACGGTCAACGTTGTAGTGCCTGCCGCTGTAGCTGTGGTGGCGTATCCGAGTTTCGGGTTGTCAATGATAGGAGTAGTCAGCGTTGTTACGCCTGTGGCAGTCAGCGCACCGGCCACCGCCAATGTCTTGCCTGAACCAATGTTCAAGCCGACTGATGTGCCAGTGCCGTTTGCAGCAAACAGCGCATCAATGGTGTCCAAGTCAGTATTGACTTTTGTTCCCCAGGTGTCAGTACTTGCACCTACTTCTGGCTTTGTCAGCAATAGGTTTGTGGTGGTGGTATCTGCCATTCTTTAATCCCCTTACGCGGCTTCTTGCCAAGTGATTGAATTGTCTGCTAAATCAGACCAGTTTTCTGAGGTGTCTGAAACTGGTGTCCACGATTCCGAGGAATCAGCCACCGTAGTCCAGCTTTCCGAATTATCTGACTGTGCGGTCCATGATTCTGATGTATCAGGTATAGCCCCCCACCCAAAGCCGATCAGCGTGCCGACAGAGCCAAAGAGTTCAACGCTAGTTATTGCCACCTCAATAGTGGCAATAGCTGTTCCTAGAGCCTCTGTACCTGCAACACCTGTTATATCTTGGAACGATATAACTTCAGCAGATACAGTATCAACTTGACCAGTAGCAACTACTCCTGTAATCGCTTTCGATATTGCTGCGCCAACTGACCCAATAAATAGGGCTGATGAATTACCGTCTTCAGCAATTGCAACAGACTGAGTGACGCTGCCAACCGATAAGGTTGACGCATTGCCTGTAACTGCCTTGCTTGATGCCGCTAAGACTGATCCAACAGCGCCAGTAGCTGAATTTCCAGTAATGGCAACAGTTCTGTTGATGCCGACTGTGCCTACATTTCCGGTGGCAATCGTGCCATCTTCTTGAATTGATCGGCTGGCTAGTAGCGTGCCAACTGCACCAGTTGACGCATTACCTGTTAGTGCTGCGCCAGCCTCACCAAAGCCGTAAGCACCATAACCATATCTACCAGAGCCATATGCAGCCATGCCGCTGCTCCTCGGTTAAGCCAACCGAATCAGGCCGGTACTGGCATCATTGACAGGCATGGTCAAGGTGAACGTGCCTGCGGTCACAGTCTGGCTGCCAAAGGTATGCACACTGACCGCTTTGTTGGATTGTGTTGAGTTATAGATCAACACGCAATCAAAGGCTGTAGACAATGTCACTGAGGAGTAACTGATGCTGGCGCTTGGAGTCACAAACGCTGT